CGCGTTCAAGCTTCCAACGAAGCTGAAGCCTAAGAAACTCTCAGAAGTAGATCTGGAGTTAGACGCCTCTGCTGGGTGGTCATGGCTTGGAATGAAGAAGCGGGACGTGCTAAGTAGCGCGATTGTTGAGGCTGAGAAGTATCAACGATTAATCGCACAACGTAAGTTGTCGAAGCGCTTTCTGCCACCATGTGTCAGTTACAAGCGAACACAACTAGCTTTGCTGACGAAACCCAAAGTACGAATGGTTTGGGGCTATCCTGTGGAGATTACACTCCTTGAAGGTAAGTTCGCTCAACCCCTTATCGATGAGTACTCTGTACGAGACGCTCCAATGTTCATTGGTCGTACGCTCCTTAAAGAGCTTCCGATGTTCATGGATTCACTCTTCTGGTATGGAGGTGGTGTAGGTCTCGACATGTCCGCGTTTGATGCGGCTGCGTCCTCAGGCATGATCCACATAGCTTTTAAGATTCTCAAGCAGAACCTTGAGCTAAGTGACCAACAAGAGAAGGAGTTGCGCTTCTTAGAAGACTACTTCATTAACACTCCTGTAGTCACGTCTGATGGCGATGTCTTTATCAAACATGGTGGGGTTCCCTCCGGCTCTTTCTTCACCCAACTGATTGATTCTGTGATTAATTTCATTATCATCAGTTACCTCCAATTTCGTACCTTTGGAGACATGTGGACAAGGATCAAGGTTCTTGGCGACGATAGTGTCTTCTCAGTGCCGAAAGGTGTGAAGATTGACCTTGCTAAATGGGCTAAGATAGCTATGGAAAAGTTCGGGATGCAGATCAATGTGGCGAAGTCATTCATTGCTGACAAACCACAAGACCTCGAATTCCTGGGGCATGCTTCCTATCTTGGAAGGGTGTTGCGTGATCCGGTCAAATTGCACCTGTTAGCGCTCTATCCAGAGTATGCGGTTCCAGATGCTGCCACATCTGTTGCCAGGGTTCAGGGAATCCTAGTGGATTCTGGTTTCCAGAGCCATTCAATTCTAGCTCTATACATGGTTATGCAGGAGTTGTTTGGTCAACCCGGCGAACTCAAGAGGGACAAAAGTATACGGTATGTTATTCAACGCCGTTTCCCAATCACTCGGAGAGTCGAGTTGCACGAATTGAAAGCCG